CACCGGTAATAGGAGATTGATCAACACTGGAGTAGCCTTTTAATACCTTTCCATCCAAGGGTATCTTTTCTCCTGGCCGTATGATAATAACATTGGAGATTTCTACTTCTTCCACGGGCAAAACCGTTTCCTTCCCATTTCTCCTGACAAGCGCTTCTTTCGGTGCTAATTCCATGAGCATCCTTATGGCACCCCTTGATTTGCTCACGGTGTAAATCTCCAGGATATCACCTAACAAGTAAATAAAAACTAACATAGCTGCCTCTTCCCACAATCCGAGGGTTACAGCCCCTACAGCACCTGTAACCATTAAGGTTCGGATATTGAGGGTTAATGTTTTTAAGGCGTTGAATGCCATCTTCGCAGGGTAATAACCACCAACAATAATAGCCGTACTGTGAAGAATAATCGTTATTATCCCTTTCCATCCTACTTTTTCTAATACAAAGGCCGTTAAGGTAAAAATACCGCATAGAGAGAGGGCTATAATTCTCTTCTCCTTCCACCAGGCAATTTTTGGCCTGGCTTCTTTAACAACGAATGCCTTCATTCCCGTTTCGGCAATACTCTTGATGATTTGCTGGATTGAAATCAGTGAAGGATCATAAACGACTTTTATACCCTGAGTCGCAAGATAGATATGGAAGTCTTTTATGCCAACAAGGGATATCAATTTCTTCTCGATAATCCTCACTTCGTCCGTCTGGAGCTTGGCAACAATCTCCTCATCCGAGATCAGCGCCTCATCGATAACCGTCTGGTCGCCGTACTCATCCAGCAAGACGTAGCCGGGCTCCATTACCCGGTAATAAAGTTCTATAACAGTAAGCTGCCTCCGAGTCGGCTTCTGCTGCTGATTCGACTTTCCGAAATCATAAAAATCTTTAAACTGGTCCCCGGCCCGCCGGTGGTGTTGGTGGACGTTCTTGTACTCATCCCAGGCCGTCTCAGTCTCATGTTCCAACTTCTCTTTAAACTCTGGGAAAGCATCAACCAGCTTCTGTACCGCCACCTTCTTGTAGAACCCGGCGTATTCAGCATCAGTCAGATCGGGCTTCTTGTGATAGGGATCAACACAGAACTCGTCGGAAGAGATTACCTCGACCGAGATTGGTTCTCTTCCTGGTTCGTCCGTGATGGTCGTGTGCAGCACGCCAAAAGCGTAAGTAAGAGCAGAAAGAAAAGCTTGTGCGGTTTTAAACTCCAGGTCGTTCTGGTCGGCGACGTACTTGATAAGGGCAGTTCGGGAGTTGGCGGCATCGACATCATTATCATTCCTCGGCAAGACTTTAATTTCTAAACGATTGCGCGACTCCATGCCGGTAATGACTTCAATGGTCGGCTCAATCTCGTTAATCGTTACTGGAACCCGCTGCTGGGCCTCGAACTGTTGTTTTTCCTTATCCGTCCATTGCTTCCCCTCGTAGAAAGCCCGGTCAATCTCGGCCTCCTCCCGCCAAGGCTCGGTCTTCTCCAGATACTCTTTAAAGTAAGCAAGCAGCTTTTCGTGGAGCTTTTCTGTATCCTGGTGATCCTTGGCTTCAATCAGCTCGACCATCTCGGAACCGGAACCTATAGGACCGTCTGAAGTTCCCTCCAGATCGTTAATACGTAGTTCTTCTGTCATTTAAAAGCCTGCTGCCCATCCAGTATCGCCATCCGGCATCCGATCATTCTTCTTTCGCAGCCAGCGATCCTCTTTCGGATTAATTCGAGTTGTTAATGGTCTGCTCATTAACAGATATTTGGCGCAGTCAAAGCTATGGTCCGAGACATTACGATCATTCAGGATATCTTCTGGATTCTTCGGGTCGGATTCCAAAGCTAAAAAAGTAGCCTGAGTAAGTGGGGTCTCCTCCTCGATAAAAATTAAGTAGGGATAGTCTTGAATATTGCCGTCTTTGTCTACCTCGTAATGGAGACGGCGATGGACTTCCCTAATTCCATTGATCCGATTGTTATCACCCGGAATAAAAAACAAACCCTCTTTGGCAAAAAGTTCTATTCCCGTCGGTCCCTGAATGGGGGAACCCCAGGGGTCTAATTGAGCACGATCTCCCCGCATCTTGGCCCGTTCCGCAGGATCAATCACCCGGTAATGGATCATCTCATCTTTTTCTTTGGCTTTGACTTCCGCCGCTGCCTCTTCATAAGTCAGGCGGAGCCCATCATTAAAATTGATCCGACCTTGGGCATCTCGTGCACAGCCCCCGTACTCCCGGTAAATGTAGAGCCGACCTTTGGTATCGGCGGCAGCCCACAGAAACCAGAAGGGGACGGCGTAGCCCCAGTCGCAGCCCATCATCCGAACCCAATTTTTGGGAATCCCGTTCTGCTCTTCTTCCTTGATCCCGTTCCGTTCGTAGAACTCTTCCCAACTCCAGATGTGGATTCCTTTTTTCAGGTCGAAGACTTCTCCGGACCAGACGTTCCAATCCCCCTCAACAAGGGCTTTGTAACGTTTGGCCGGAAGGTAGGAGAGTCTGCGTTTGTAGTCTTCGTCAATGTAGGGATTGTCGGTCATACGGGCCGGGATAAAAACACGATCTCTACCTGTTCGCTTATCCACAATTCTTGTTAGAGGGGGGGCCGGGTCGATAAAATACTGCTTGACTGAGAAAAATGACTTACCTTCAGGGTTACAAGTAGCCCGCACATAGAGTTTCATC